GGCACCAAGCTGACGCCTGTCGGATTAGCAGGTGGTGCGCCAACGCCCGTCACCGAGAACATCATCTCAGCCGGTGCGCTGCTGATCACCTGCGTGGAGCTGATTGCATACACCTCCACTTGGTAGTTGCCAGTTGTGACATCCTCGATCTCGTACAGCGGGCCGTACTGACGAACCTCTGTCCAGTTGCCAAATTCTGCCCGCCACCGAATTTTGTATTCATTGACGCCACGAACACCCTTCCATGTGAGTGCCAGCTTGGTGGTAACCCGACCATTGAGCGGATACAGGATTTCGGTGCCGGTCAAGTCCTGCGGTGTTGCAGGTGGCACGTTCAGGTTGGTGATGTCGCGGGCTTCAAGTGGTGCGCCGCGCTCCACATAGTCGTATTTGCTGCTGTTGTAGCTGACGGCTGTGATCGAATAATTGATGCCCTCTTCTTCTTGGATGCCCAGCACTTTCCATTGCGTCGGTTGGATGTCGATGGTTTCAACCATCCACACGCCACCATTTTGTGGCGCCATGCTGAAAGGCGGCGTGACTGTGTACACACCAGCAGTCAGATCTGTGATGGTGCGCGATTCAACGATGCCGTCGTCCAACACCACGCTGAGGGTGCCGGTGCTGGGCAGATCGGTTGCATTGTCAACCGTAACGGTGGATGCGGTTCCGCTACTGATGCGTCCAGCACGGCGAGCGCCAGACTTAACAGGATCGGCAATGTTGATGACAGCGCCAGGGCGAACGATGATGCCGTTCTCTAGGCTGGTGGTAAAGCTGCATACTTCTGTCTCATAGCGTTCGGAGTAGAGAATCCACTCGCCCACACGGTGCGCTTGTGACCGGCTGGTGGTGGCAAATGCTGTCACTTCTTTGGTCACCACGCCATAGCGAGCGATGCCTTCAGGGTCTTCGACCACTTCCCGGTCGATGTCGCCCAGCTCTAGGTTGAGCCAACCAACAACGACAACAGTTGAGCGGGTCTTCAGGCTGCTGGTTTCGTAGCTAAAGCCGTCTTCGCTGACATTGGCAAGACTGAACAGCGCAACCGGATCTGATGGCCGGTCCTGCATCATGCTCAACGATCCAGCCGCCCAGTACGGCATGGCCCGGAAAATTGAACACATGTCATTGATTAACTTATAAGCTTCTTCTTGGGTTTGGATGTTGACGTTGCAGCTAAACCGTGGCTCGCTAATTGGATCATTTAGGCCAGTCGATACCAGTTCAGCGCAATACTTACTAGCTTGAAAAAATGCCCACTTGTCCAATGTGTTGGCTTGGATGTGATCACCCAGTCCATAGCGTTTTGATACCAAAATGTCCCAAAGAATCCAGGCGGGGTCACTGGTCCATGCAGCAGCGCCGAATGTTCCATTCCAAATGCCGGAATAGGTGAGCCTGCCGGTTTCCAGGTCAACGGTTGCATTGCTCGGAATAGCAACCTTGATGCCACGAATTTTGTAGGCGCGTTGCGGGATGTTGCTGAACTGCTCAGCATCAATCCGTGTAGCGACGTAGGCAGTGTTTGGGTACTTAAGCTTTTTGTAGATCAGCTCGGTGTAGCTAGACCACGAGAAGGTATTGGTTTCTTTGATGCTGGTCGGTTCTGCCGATGTACGGCTAACGCGGATGTCAACCGGGAACGCACCAGCAAGGTCAACGATGTAATCGCGTTGATACAGGTCAGACGTGCGGCCTGAAATGGTGTCGTTAATGACTGTGGTGTAACTACCGCCAAAGTAACGAACTGCAATTGCTAGCGACAATGACGTGCCAACGATGTCGCCGTTGTCGAGTACCTTCTGCAACAGCGGGACACTAATGGTCAGCCGCACAGCATTAACGTTAGTGTCAATAATAGTTTTAACGACTGGCGTTGCGAGCACCACGTCTTGACCAACTGAGATCTCTTCCTCGATGGCATCAAACCCTGGCACATAGGCCTGGCTTTGCGTGCCAAACTTGGTCACGACGGTGACGTTTTGAAAGTTAAAGTCAGATTCCTGCGGCAGTGTGTTGTCGGCAGTGGCATTAAGCAGCCGCGTCTTGTTGAAGTAAATATCCTTCATCGACGCATTCATGTATTGCGTCGTGCCTTGCGTTAGCCCCAAGCGTGATGGCGTGGCAAATCCTTCGATTTCACCTTCACTGAGGATCTCAACGATCTTGGCGTAAGCCGTTGAATCAAGGTTGTCCTTCGCTTCTGTGGACTTACGAAAGGCGCCGCCGCCTTTACCCTTGCCACCACCACCAGCACCGTAGATGCTCATACGCCTGACACCTGCACAATGTCAGCGCCAGCGCTAACGACAATGCCGCCAACCAGCATCTCGCCATAAACCACGGGCACCGGCACACCAGCCCGCGTGGTGTTCTGGATGCCGCTAAAGCTGAAACTTTTCTTGGGGTCGCCTTCGTCTTGGTCGGTTTTGGGCGTTGGGGTCAAAGCCTGTGAGATGCCGCCCACAACAAGACTTAAGCCAACGCTGAACAAAATTTTTCCAACAACGGTGAAGCCAGCAGCGACTGCAGCTTTGCCGCCCGCCGCTGCTACGGCAGCCGCCCAACCAACGCCAGGCACAAAAGCCAGAGCTACTAAGGCAATCCCCAGCAAAATTTTTCCAATTGCGCCCCCGCCGGCAATGACTGGAATAATTTCGATTTCACGGCCCATCGGGTTGTGGATGTCATCGAGGGCCAGGTCTTCGCCAGCGGTATGGACGCGGTAATACTGCTGCGCCATATGGGCTTCTAACTCTGGCCAGTTGGTCACTAGAAAACGGACGGCCTCAGCAGCAGTGGCGACATCTGCTTCCAGTACGCGATGGCCGACGAACTTAGCGAGGGCGCCGTATAGCTTGATCTTACGCAGCATGACGCAACCTCCTTCCGACACATTTTAGGGTCCAACCTCCAAGAATATCCCTAGATGACAGCCGTCCTTGCAGATGGTGAAGCATCATCTGATCGCCTAGGTACACGGCGCAATGGTTCAGGCCAGGGCTGCTGATGCTCATGAACAGCAGGTCACCTTTTTCTAGTTCTTCATCAGGCAGCAACTCGCGGAAACCTGTCGCCTTCCAGCAATCATCAAAATACGGCTTGGCTTGAAAGTCTTCTGGGTTGGCGCAGCGCTCCCAGTCGCGTAGCTTGATGCCCTGCTCGGCATACCAGTCACGAACCAGTGTCCAGCAGTCATGCACTGCCCACACCCACTCGCGGCCAATCAATGGCGCCTTGTAGCCGCATGGCTTGCATTCGCCCCAGGCTTCTAGGTTGGGGTTGACGATGTACCAAGGCAAGCCGCTGGCTTCACATGCGGCGCGGTCTGCTGGTGATGGATGCGGTGGTGTACTTGGGTGGCTGTGGACGATGGCCAACACCTCGCCTTGATCCTCGGCTGCGGCGTAATCCTCAGTTGACAGCACAAACATCTGGTCTGGTGTTGCCGCTTGGTTGCGGCATGGAATGTAGTGCTCGCGGCCTTTGATGACCACCAGCAACCCGCAGGCCTCGCGGGGTTGTTCCGCCTTGGCGTGCTCCAGTGCTGCGTCGCGCCAGATCATGGTCATCCGCTGAATGTACCAACGCCAGGGAAGCCACCAAATGGCAATTCAGCATTTTGCCCGAACCGCAGGTGGCAGCTATTGAGTCGCTTGCCGCATACGTCACCAGATGCGCTTAGCACTGGCTGGTCTGCAGCATCAAAATAATTGGTGCCGGTGTAGCCGCATTCAGCAGAGCGGTAGGTCCATGGGCACAAGTTGGCGATGCACTGGCGCTTGGGTGCTCGCACGCCAGCAATGTCAAAACTAGCTGCCAGTTCAAACTCAACGAGGCTGCGATTTTCCGCACTCTTTCTATCTACATAATAAATTTCTCGCGGAAATTCGGCGCTGCCATCTTCACTAGGATTGATTGGCTCCAGCAGGAAACTACCGCCATCTTCAAGCAGCAACGCATCACCATCCTCAAGTAAAAGGATGTCACCGCTGGGTGGGTAGTTGGCCGCATCAAGATATTTAGCCAGCGTGCGGATGCGCGTTACCTTGGCGCCTTCTAGCCCAACCGGCAGGCTGAGGATGATTGCCGTAACTGTGCCGAAAATATTGCTGACACGAATTTTTGGCCGTGGCAATGTCCCTTGGCCGCTGTATTCAAACCCATCGGCCTCAATCGGAAATCTTAGGTAGCTATTGCCACGCCAGATTACATCACCGTTATTGACCAAGCTGGTACCCGAGTGGAAACGATAAATCTCGTTACTGCCGTGGATAGCAGTGACCAGCTCCAACTCAAACAGCTCGATAATCGCGCTGGGGTTGGGCGACTGAAAATCACCCGACAGGATGGTAACCGCCATCCATGTGACAGTGCCATCGACAGTGGTATTACCGATAACCGTCGGCCAGAACGGTTCCGTCGCGCTAGTTGTACCGGCAACCGTGCAACGGAAAAAGAAGCCCGTCGCTGGTGGGATCGTGGCCTGTACAACATCACCGACGTTGTAGGCGTAACTAGCTTGCCACAGTGCAGGTGCGCTCATGGTTCAAATACCCTTTTGAACGTTGCGCCAACACTGTTGTTATTGAAGTTCATGTATTGAATACTCCATTCGCTGCAGACGAATTTAGCCGTTTGACCGCTCCTTGGATCCGTCCAAGCAAATCCTGTAACGCCTTTAGCGCCGCGCAGATAATCACGGATTTGATTGCGCTCAGCATTTGTTCGGTTATCAAATGCAAGCGTCCAAGTCTCCTCTTGCGGTTGCAAGCCAAAGGCAATGCGTTGGCGGTAGCCATCTCCAAATGTGGTGACCTGTGCGCGGCTATCAAACGAATGCTTGGCCGAGAATTCTGGTATCCAAGAAAATGCAACAGTTGGCTCTGCAGGCAATGTCAGGTTGGGGCCCTCTGGCAAATACTGCAATTCAAACGTGGCGCTGATAGTGCTGTAATTGCAAGAGTCAAGCGTTGTATCCCACGAAGGGCAGACAAAACTTGCCGTCTCGCCAAATGGCGTCTCCCATTGAAATGGTTCGGTTCCAGCACGCGCTTGAAGGAAGCTATAAATGCCATCACGATCAGCGCTGGTGCGACCACTGAATGTCAGCTCCCAGGTGTCCTGCAAAGGATTGAGGCCGAATGTTGTGCGATGCTCGTAACTGGGATAAACGACTTGGCTGACGCGCGGCTTAGTGCTTTCTTGCACCGGGAAGTCAGGGGCGTAGGTGAATGTGGCCATGCTTTACCTACCTCCCGAAAGTAAGCCACCAGGGCGCTGCTGCTTAATCAGCTCGGCTTGCACTGCGCCGGCAATCACACGGCCCAACGCAGCGCCCTGTGCAGAGTCGCCTTGCACCTGTGTGCCTTTGGCATCAACACTGACATTAACAGTGGTTGCGCCACTGCCACCCCCCGCAACCCCAAGCTTGCCGTCTGGACCGCGCTTGAGTGGCATGATCGCTTCAGGTCCAGCTTCACCCATGACTCCTGTAGCCATGGCGCTGCCACGAGCAAACTTAAACAGCGTTGGGCTGTTGACGATGCCTCCTTTGGCATAAGGAATGATTCCGTTCTGCGCGAAGGCGTTGCCGTTGGCATTCAAGACGCCCAGAGGATTATTGATTGAAGCGGGGGCAGACAAATCAGAGAGCCCAGCTCCACCCGCTGCAGCGCCAGCGATGGGATTGAAGATCCTTACAATCGTGTTCAAGATCGCCAGCTTGATCCATTCCGCAATCATCTTGGCCGCCATGTCAGCGAAATACTCGGCCACGCTGCTGAAGAAGCCAGCCAATGCTTCCTTAGCGCTCACGCTGCCGGTAATGACGCCCTTGAATGCATTGCCAAATGCATCGCCAATCGCGGTGGCGGCGCCGACGACCTGATTGCCAACATTAAGCAGCTCATTCAATCCACCCTGGATCCTTTCAATCTCGGCGCCAATAATTGTTGAGGGAGAGTCACTGCTAGCAATACGATCCTGCTCAGCCTTGCCCTCGCCCTTAATTCTTTCAAGTTCCTTGCGTTGCCGCTCGATCTCATCAGCAGAAGCGCCATCAGCCTGAGCCTTGACAAGCGCTGCCTCTGCGGCGCGAATTGTCTCCTCAACCACTTTCCTGGTCTCAAGATACTGTCTTGCTGTAGCTGGCAAGGTCCCCTGCGCAATCAATTCACCATATTCACGCTCAAAAGAAGCACGATCTTTAAATTCCGCCATTTGCTTGGATGCGGTTTCCATTGATTTTTTTAACTCATCATTTGCTTTCTTCTCTTGCTCGGCAAGGGCAAAAGCAAGTTTTGCGGATTCTTGAATTGATTGCTTTTTAAGTATTTCAAGCCTTAGCTCTTTATCCTTGGCCGGAATTTTTTCTAGATCGAGTTTTGCTGCCTCGGATGTCAATCTCGTTTGAGCAACAAGCGTTTGCAGGATTGCGGCCTCACGCTCATCGCCAACTAACTTCGCTTGAGAAATTAGCGATTCAGCCTCAAGCAATTGATCCATTAAGTTCAATTCAATTCGCAGTTCAGCTGCGCGACTCTCTGGCCCCTTAGCGCCCTTTCCTCCACCCTTGCCCGCGCCGCCGCCTGCGCCTGCACCTCGACCAAAATTAAAAGAACCTGTTCGCGTAGATCGAAAACGAACTTGAGAGCCGGGTGCTCCATAGCGCCCAAATCCACCAGTGTCCCCAAAAGTGCCGACAGGCCCGCCCTGCGCGGCGCGACTGGAAGCTCCAGCGGCATACTGAGCTGCGCCTGCTAGCAGGCTCGCAGTATTCCCACCCAAAATGCTGCGAATTGGCGCAGGCAAATTCTGCCACCAATTGGCGATAAGACTACTCAATCCATTAAACGCCACCGAAGCATTGGACTGCATGTTCGAGAAAGCGTCCGCCCAAGCGCTGTCAGTATTTTCAGCGCTTATCTGGCCAGACTGAGATACAGAACCAAAAACATCATCAAACAATTGTTGAATGAATGACGCGGCTGGAGAGAGATTGTCCCCTAAGTTTTCAAAAGCTTGTCCGACATCACTCGCAGCCGTCTGACCATCTTCTTTAATTTGCTCCATGCTACGCCTAAAGTCTCCCGCAACAACATTCCCAATGTTGTCAACCCAGTTCCTGAAGATTTCATTGGTGTCATAAACTGCTTTGCCAAGTAACCCCAGGCCAACAACTCCCGCCGCCACCCAGCCAAATGGCGATACGCCAAGCAATGCAGCTTTCAGCCCTTGCACAGCCAGACTTGCCGTGCCAGCAATGCCACCCATTTGCGCGATAGCGGCAGAAACCTTGACAAAGGCCGCCGCAGCATTTGTTGCAATTGGAATTGCGGCTGCTATTGCACCCAACCCCAGCAAAGCTTTAAGCCCTTCTACAATTACTCCAGAATTATCAGCAATGGTTTTTGCGATAGCAGCAATACTTGTAGCAAAATTGATGATATTTTGCTCATTCTCAATCAAGATATTTGAAACAATCTCCTGGAACTGCGCCCCAACTGGCTGCAGCTCACGCCCAACCGCTTCTCGCAATCGGGCGAAGGTGACCTGGATTCGATCACCGGCAGCCTGACTACTGGCTGCAATTTCATTTGCAGAACTGCCATAACGGGTGCTCAATGCTTGCACAAATTTCATGAAGTCATTAAGACCGACTTCACCGCTTTCCAGCAGCTTGTCCAACTGCTGAGGTGTTTTCCCAATTGATTGGGCAAACAACGTGAACGCACCAGGGAGTCGCTCACCAATTTGCTGCCGCAGTTCTTCAGCGCTGACCTTGCCCTTGCTAAACACCTGCGCTGTGGCCCGCAACGCAGCTTCCATGTCATTCAAGTTGCCACCCGTGCCACGGATACCAGCGGCAATCCCCTCGAATGCCAACTTGGCGGCGTCAACATTGCCACCAGCCCCAATCACGCTGGCCGATAGTTGAGTGAATTGTTTGTTCAACTGATCCTGAGGAATCGCCAGTCGGCGGCTAGTGGCATCAATAAATTGCAAGCTCTTTTCGTACTCAGCTTGGCTGCCGACCACATTGCGCAGAGCAATCCGCTGCTTGTCGATTTCAGCCGTGAAGGCCGCCATCTGGCCTAGCGATTGCCGAATCATTCCTGCCTGCGCACCAATGGCAGCACCAGCAAAGGCGCCAGGCACGCCGCCAACTGCTGTGCCGATTGCGCCACCAATGGCGCCCTCAGGACCACCAAAGATGCCGCCACTGATGACAGCGCCAGCCGCTTGAGTGGCCTCCATGGCGCTCAAGCGACGGCGGCGGCGTTGCGCACGCTCAAGCTGCGCATCCAACCTCTCAACTTGAGAACTTAACTTCCTGAATTCGTTGCCCGTGGCTGGGAGCGTATTGCGCAGCGTTACAAGCGAATCGCGGTAACGCTGGATGCTGTTGATGCTTCCATCATTGGCCTGCGCAGCCTTACTGATTTCAGCCCTGTAGCCCTGCAGCTGCGCTTCAGAAGCTTCTCTTGCCTCCCGAAGCTGGCGCTCAGCATCAATCTGAGAGATATAGGCACGACGATTCCTGTCTGCCTGCTCAGGCGATATTTCAGGCCCTTGCTGACGCTCGCCTGGGAACGTGCCAGGTGTCAGCACCCTCTGGATATTGCCAGAAGGCCCGCCAATACGAGCACCACCACTGACTTGCAATCCAGTGCCTGGGGCGCTGGTTTGCCCAGCAGCGGGCAGCATCAATGGCGTGCCAGCAATGCCAGAACGCACTGCATTGCCCAACTCACTCATCGCCTGCGCTTGATCGCGCACAGCGCGATTGTTCATGTACAGCGCCGTCACACGTGCCGTCGCAGCACTGCGCTCAGCCGTGGCGGCTTGCACAGCCATGTCCGCCACATTGCGGTAGCTATTGGCAAGTTGATTTAACTCACGCTCCAGTACACGCACCTGCGCCGCGTTCTCGGCATAAGCACGCGAACCAGTAGCAGTGCTTGTATCAAGTTCGACCATCTCGCGCCGCAGAGCGCCAATGACCTCTTGCAAATTCTTTTGCGTGCGTGGCAGTTCTCCAGATGCCAACTGCTCACGCAATGCCGCAGCAAAGCCCTGCGTGGTAGCAGATGCCTGCCGTTGCACAGCAGCCATCTCAACCAAGGTCCTGATATACAGGCCTGTATTGCGAGTCGTAAAATTAAGGTCTTCCTGTAATTCGCGCAGTCTCAGAGAAAGAGCTGCCGGCACATCAGGCAGCGCCTCAAGGGATCGCCCACCCAGACCAAAGCGCTCTTGATAAGCGGGATCAGCTTGAATGCCAGCCCTGGCAACAAGTTCACGACGAGCTGAGATGCGTGGCGCACCAGCAAGTTGATTCAAGCGCTGTTGCGCTTCAGCAGCCTGCTCAGCAGTGGCGCGTACATCACGCAGGATTTGCGTATATGCCTGCCATTGGCGAAGGACAGCATCAGGTCGCACCGCAAGCGCCTGATTCAACGCACTGAAATGCGCCCGGCTTGCCAGCTCGGCTTGGTCTAGCTGTTGCGTTAGCTGGCCAATGGTCTGGCTGAGCTGCCTATTGACTTGACCGCCCAGTACAGACTGAGCACGAAGCTCTTGGAGAGCTCTTACATGAGCACGAATTGAAGTCTCTGACTGATCATGCGCTTTAGCCTCCTCAACAATTCCGCGCCGCAGTAATTCAATTTCCCGGTCAGTCAGTCGAGCCGCCTGCTCAAACTGAAGGACATCACTTGAAAGCTTGTTCCATGCCTCTCCACCGCGCTGCGTAGATTCCTGCAGCGCCTTGAGCGCTTGGATCGTACCCTTTACAGCTTGATTGGTATTGCCAAGGCTCTTCCCATAATCAATAATTTTTGCTCTTGCATCTTCAATGTCCGCATCAGCCAGATTGGCTGCTTTTGCTAGCTCACGGAACCCTCCGGAAATCTTTTTAAGCTCTTCCCCGCCTTTGAACTTAAGCTCAACCAGCAGCTCCTCAATCCGGTTCCTAGCCATTGGCTCTCTCCTTGTGAAGCTCGGCTAGGGCTGCGGTCTCCATGATCTGCAGGTCTTCCAACATGCCACGCCGGTCCTTGACATCATAAAGCTCAAACATCCCTCCGGCACCCAGTAGCACTTCATATTTCATCCCGGTGTAGCCCGCCATGCTCACCTGCCACTGCGTACCCATACGCAGAAACATCATCACTGTTTCCCAGTTGTCATCCCACACCACAAAGCCCTCAGGCTCTGAGGGCTTGTTCTCAATGGGCAGGATCAAGCCAAATGCCTTGGCGTCATCATCCGTCTTGTCATCTACCGGCTGCGCACCCCCTGCCCAGTGGATCGCAGCGTCTCTTAGTTTCCCTCCCGTGCCGCGTTGAAGGTCTCGGTGTAAGCCTTCAGTACACCACGGATCCAGTAGGGATCATCAGCGAATTCTTTGACGGCTGCCTGGGAGAACGGAATGGGCTTGCCATCCTCATCATCCATGCCGTCCCAGTTGACAAGCACTGCCTGCAACATCTGCACGTCGCCTTTCTCGCTCAACTTGGCGAACTCAGTACGCCCCAGCCGCTTGAAGGTGGCATCAAAAGTGCTGGAGTCAAAGGTGCCGCCATCAGACGGCTCTTCCACCGTGACGGGCCACTTGAAGGTTTTAACCTTCTTTCGGATAAAAGTCATGTGAGGTACTGGACTGCTACAAGCATACAGTCAAACAAAAAAAATGGCCTTACGCCTTGGTTAAATGCGCTGCGCAGCCCCGGGCTAGGCAAAAACCAGCTTGAATTCGTCGTTGCCGTTGGTCGATGGCGTTGCCACATATGGGATGGAAAGGCCTTGGATGCTCTCTGCGTCTTCATAGTCAGGATCCACCAAGTCAATTCGGCTGGACAGCAGCGCCACCAGATTTCCAGCAGTCTTTCCATGAATGAAGGACAAATCACCTGCAGCTGAGTCGGCGGGATCTAGGTAAATACGCCCGGAATCTTCGTAAAGCAAATCGAAAGAATCCTCGGTCAATAAGGCGTCAACAAGGTCCATCTCGCCGCCCAGCGCTGCAGCGAAAAAATCCTTCCCACTGACCCCAGCCAAGACTGGCGCCTCTATTTCAACGCTGCCATTCACGTCACGACCCGTGATGAATACCTCCTCATGGCAGTTGAGCAGATCACGAAAAATCAGTTCGTTGCCCAATTCCATGACGACTGATCGAAGACAGCCACGGAATCCAAGCAGGGCAAAAGCACCTGTGTTGCCAGCCTTGAAAATACTTGGTGGCCCCTGATTGGCATATGTCACCGCCGGCAACGCAGTATCCGTTGGAGGGTTGTAAATGCCGTTGAAAACAAACTCAATGGCCGGTATCGAGCCCAAGTCCGCAACCACGGCACAGG